TTTCTATCACCTGGTCCCATGACATTGCATAGTCTTAGGATCCTATACTTCATCCCAGTGGTCTGTGCAAAAGACCTGATAAGATTTTCTGCACAGTACTTTGTGATTGAGTAGAACCCTTGTGGGTTGCATGATGAAGTTTCTGATGCTGGTGTGATTCCTTTTCCATAGACAAACCAAGAGGAAATGAAGTTGAAGGTAATGTCTTCTGACCTGCAATGGTCAAGAACCTCGCAAAGGACATGTAAATTAGTGTCAACGTCTAGTGTTAT